CTCTACGTAGCGTCCATTCGGGATAACGCTATTCAGTGAGAGCGTTTCTTGCAGGCAGTCGATGTACGGTTTCGCGCCGAACATGACGAGATCCTGGCGGGCCTGCTGGCTGTTGGTGTACGTCATGCCTCCGATTGCTACGCCGACGAGCCAGGCGGGAACCTGCAGCACGCGGGCCAGCTCGAGTGCGGCATGCTGCCGGCCTTCGTGCAGCTGCAACTTGCTTGCGTCGATAGAGCTCTCGCGCCATTCGACCAGGTTGTTTAGTGCGCCGACCGCGAGTTTGCCGCGGGCGTCTGCCCATGCTTGGGCGAGCTCGGTGAGATCCTCCGCGCCGAGCGGTTCGCCAGCTGCGTCGCGTTGTTGCAGATAGCCAGAAGCGATACCGCCGGCATTGGTGGCGAAGCGGAGAGCTGCAGCGTCGAGCTCGGTGGCGATCTGGATGGCGCGTGCACCTGTCCACAGCATGCCGTTGATCGGTGAAAGAAACGTGACGACGTTGGCGGGGTCGATCTCGACGCCGTTGATCTCGACGTACTCGGGCATGCGGAACCATTCGGGGCCGGCATCGTCAGGGGTGTAGACGTTTTCGTGTGGGATCCACATGAAAGACGCGGGGAACCCTGTCGAGTATTCGGTCATTTTGATCCAGAACGCTCGACCCCACAGCATGAGATCCTGAACTGTGGAAGCAATCATGAAGTTTCTCGTGCAGTCAGGGTTCGGTCGTTGCATCCATGTTTCGTTCGGGATGTAACGCCGGCTGTACTCTTCGCCGTCCCATTCGAGCACGTATGAGCGAAAGTCGAGGCCGGCGATCGTCGAGGTGATGAGGCCGACGCCGCGGCTGACTGTCGGGATAGACAAGGCCCGCTGTACCTGTGCTCCTACCGTCCACTGGTTCAGCGGGCCAGGGCGTCCACCATAACCAGCGGCGGCGGTTACCGGCGCACTGGTACCGAACGCCGGCTGCTTCTTGGTGAACAGACCCACAGTGTGCAGCCTAGTCACACCGATGTGATTATGTGGCTATCCCGAGCTGCGGTTTCTGCACTCGAGCTGCGGGCCGTGCAGCGAGGCCGGCAGCGGCGACCATGCAGCGGCACTGTTCGATTGGGCCTGGGCTTTTCTGAGATGCCAGGGTGATCGTCGCGTTATGCCGGCCGGCGACTGCTCGCTGTACCTGTTCGGTCAATGCCATCTGGCCTGAGTGGTGGATGCGTTGCTCGAGGATGAGGCCGCGCACGATCGCGGTGTAGCGCGTGATTTCTTGCTGGCCGAATATGTCCATGCGGCGTTGCAGATGCAGCGGGCACAGTGCGGCGATGCCAGGAGTGAGCAGCAGCTTCACGGTCGGGTCTTCCATGACCTGTTCGACCTGTTCCCAGAGCTCACTGATCGACTCGACCACAAAGTCGGCGTGCACTTGCAGGTCGCCGTCGTCACGCTGAGCGACCCGCACGCCGCAGTAGCGCATGTCGTCGAGGTCGGAGTCGACGGCGAGCACACCGCCGGCCGGCATCGGATCTGTTGTTTCGAGTGCCGGCCAGATCTGCGGCGGGATCCAGCTGCCGATCGCTGACGTCCACAGGTTCAGGCTGGAGCGCATGAAGTTGTCGCGGTCGGGTGCTTGCAGCTCGTCCTCGAGGTCTTGCATCGTGAGCTCGCCGAGGCCGATCGCGGGGTTTCCCATATGCCAGTAGTCGCGGTCCGTTGCGGCGACGTTTGGCGGCGGTGACCATTCGGCCATGTACAGCCGGCCTGGTTCGCCTTTTTCGATCTGTTGCATGCCTCGCTCGCGCCAACGAATGAAGAAGCGCGACGCCTCAGTGCCAGCGGTCGACACGAACAGTGCGAACGGGTTGCGCTTCGCTCGTTGTGTTGGAAGCAGGCCGGCTTCGATCACGTCGGCGTCGAGTTTCCAGATCTCGTCGCAGATAACGAGGTCGTTGCTGGTGCCGTGACCTGCTCGAGCGTTGCCGGCTTCGATCTTCCAGCGGCTGCCGTCTTCGTGGATTGCTTCCATGCGGCCGAACGACGTGTATGTCTCGAAGCCGTAGCGATCTTCGAGCACTGGGAAGAGCTGCTTCGCAATGTCCTCTGCAATATTGAGTTTGTGCGCGACGCTAATGACGTTCTGCGGGCCGTTGCGTACCAGGCGGCCGGCGGTGAGCCACCAGCCGATCAGCGGTGCGAGCAGGCCGCGGCTCTTGCCGTTCTGCCTCGCGGTCGACACCAGAGCCCAGCGATGGTGCAGAGTGTCGTTTTCGTGCTCGAGCATGCCGTCGAGCACCAGTCGCTGCCACGGATAGAGCTCGACGCCGAGGTTGTCGGCCGCCCACGCGGCAACCTCACCGCCGAATGTCTCAGACCCCAACGTCGGCGTAACCAGTCTCGGCGGGATCTGCCCTGGGCTCCAGCCATCAGCCTCGAGCCGGCTCGATCCATTTTCATTTTGAGAGAAGCTGCCAGAGAGACGAAAGTTAGGCGGCGGGGTGGCGAGCCGGCGTTCTCCAAAAACGCTAACGGCTTTCTGGTTTTTTTTGGCCTGGTAATGACTGCCGCGCTTGGCGTTACAGGGCCGGCACGATGCGACGAGGTTAGTTCTTTCGTATGGGTCACCGCCGCGGTCAAGCTCGACGAGGTGGTCTGCTTGTGTTGCTTTCCCTCCGCACCAGTGGCAGCGGTAGCCCTCTTCCTGAAGTACCTGCAGGCGCAGCTTCTTCCAGCGTGCGGTGTTGTACACCTTGTTTGTTTCTTTACTCATCTATCCATGCTCCATTGTGCCGGCCTGTGATCGCTTCGCGTTCGCGTTGTGTCATGCCTCCCCATATGCCGTGCAATGTGACGACGTGTGACAGCTCGAGGGCTAGTTGCCGGCATTGGGGCTGCACTGGGCAGGTCGCGCATATGGCTTTTGCGCGTTTTTCGGATCCGTTGCGTGGGAAGTAGACGTGCGTCATGCCGTGACATGCTGCACGTCTTTCCCATGTCATCGTCCTAACGTGGCTCTAAGTTCTGCCAGGCGTTTCTTGTTTGAGGCCGGCGCGATCTGGCCTCCGTTGCACTCGAAGCATGGTTCTACGTCGTCGTCGGGTGCATGGCCGGCGAAGTATCCGACGCCTTTGCAGGCTTTGCAGAGCTGCGGCCTGTCTCGCCATACGGGGGAGCGTTCGCACATTTTGCCGTGGTCGCACATGCAGGGTTGGCTGCAGCTGTAGAACACGCCTCGTGCTTCGTAGCCGTCGGCTTCGATCCAGCCGGTGTTGTTGCACCATTCGCAGTCGCCGAGGTCGCCTGTGCCGGCGTGGCGTCGTAGTAGGTCTTCGAGCTGGTAGAGGTTCGGCCATTTAGCGTGGCCTTGGTCGAGCCAGCTGCGCCATGCTGCTCGGGCGACGTCTTGGCTGACGAGCTCGAGGCGTTTGATCCATTGTTCTTTGGTGTAGTCGTCGCCTCGAAATGGTGGGTTCGCGGGCTTCATGCGTGTCACCCAAGCGTTCAGTAGCGAGTGTGCTTCGTTGATTTGCATCAGTCGACTACTCCTCCGCTCGGCTCCTGGATCGCCGGCGTCGTCGTCGTGGTGGGTGAGGTGAGGTGGGAGTCTAGTGAGCTTGTCAAGTCCCTGTTTTTTCCGCTTGGATGCTGGCGCATAGCGGATTTGCGTTTTCCACTATCGTCACTCCATCGGCCGGCTTCTTCAAGCTCGTCGATGGTGCGGAGCAGGTTGCGTAGGCCGTCGAGCTGCCACATGTCGGGGTAGTAGTGGACGAGCCAACGCACCTGTTCTTCAAGGGCTTCTAATGCGCCGATGAGTGATGCCTTCGCAAACGTGTTGCGCGGCAGCTGCCGCACGACGTATCGGTTGGGTTGTTTCATGGTATGCGCCTTTCAGTGTTTGGTCATTGTTCGATTGCCGAGCCGTAGCTTCACGGTGGCCCAGTCAGAGGGCCGCCATACATAGGCTTCTGCGCCGGCAAGTGTGAGCAGGTCTATCCAGTGTTCCTGTTTCTGTGTCAGCCGGCCTTTCTCGCTTTTGAGCTCGGCGAACAGCAGGCCGCGGGTCTTGTGTACCAGTACCAGGTCGGGGAAGCCGGCGAGGCCCTCGAGCGGGGTGGCCCAGCGTCCAGACTGGGTGATGGCCGGCCTCGCGTGGTAGTACGTCCAACCGAACCAGGTGGCCGTCTCGGTCACGACTTGCTGCCATTCTTTCTCGGTGAGCTTCGACGATACGCGGATATCGACTGTCATACGGGCAAGCCCTTTAGGCGGTCTATCTCGCTTTTGCACAGGTCGAAGTCTTCCAGCGCGGCAGGGTCGATATCGACGTTCCGTTCTCTGCAGAGCTTCTGATAGAAGCCGGCCATCTTTTCTGTCGGCGCAGAGCGTCGTGCAGGCTGATCTGGTGCCACAGTGCGGATCGGTGCTTTACGCGGCTCAGAACGGCTTCTAGAGCCCACTGCGGCTTTCTGCATCTCTTCCCTACTGGGCCGGCGGTCAGGGTTTGAGCCGGCGAGGCCGGCGTTAGCCAGGGCACGGCCGACCGCGCTCGTTTCGGCTACCTCGAACCAGTTGGTCGAGGTGGGGCCGCGGCCGCTGCGGTAGTCCTCAGCGTGGCCTGTGGCGATGAGCACGTTGTCTTCCCACAGCTCGCACTTGAAAACGGCTACGTCGTCGGTGCGGTGGATGAGCTCGGTGATGACTCGGCCGGTGACTTCTCGAGCTCCGCACTGGTTTAGCCAGCGGTCAAGTCGTGCGGCTACTGGTTCGTAATCTTCTAATGACATTGGTGCGCCTCCAATGGTGTCAGGTGTTGTTTGCAGACCCGCATGCTTTTCTGGCCGTGCAAGTTGTTGTGGTTGTAGTAACGGCAACAGTGATGCTCGGCGTGCCAAATGTCGAGGATCGGCACAGTGCCGAAAAGCTGGGCGTTCATATTTTCGTCTATGTATCCGCCGGCCAACAGTAAGGGTCGGCCTGTGTCGGTTTCGTAGGCGTAGGCGAACTCGAGATCGCGTTCTCTAAGTTTGGGCCCTAGGTGTGGTTTGAGTGAGGCCCGCACTTCCATGTTGTCAACGTCTGGTGTTGTTTTCCAGATTTCTCGCTCGTCTGATATGCCGCCATGTGCCGGCCAGTATTTGTTGAGTGCTTTGGCGTAGGCAAGCTCGAGCAGTGCGCCGATGACGTTGATGTGTTCTCGGGTGTGGCTGTCCATGCTCGCGTACATTGGTGAGGTAGCTTCAAGTGCTAGTGCGCGGTCTTGGCCGGTCGCGTGAGCCATCTCAATCTCGTAATCTTCGAGGTAGATCAGCATGCGTACTCTCCGCTCATGTACCAGGGCTGCCATGTGCACCAGCCGATGCGTTCAGCCTCGTGGGCGATGAGGTAGCCCCACATGAGGTTTACTGCGGGGTTCAGCAGGTCTTCTCGGTAGAAGCCTTGGCTGTTGATTGTGTCTCCCCACACTGCCCAGTTGATCTGCATGAGGCCGTAGTCGCCTGTGCGGCTGATTGCGTCGGGTTGGCAGCGTGACTCGTTCCAAATGATGCGGTCGACGATCTCGAGCTCTTCTGGCTCAAAGTAGATCGCGGCGAAGCCCCACCACTCCGAACATTTTGCACTGGGGGGGATGGTGGTGGTGCTGGTGTTCGGAACAGTCGTGAAAGGCCGGTCGGGCGCGGCGACTGCTGTGGTAGTGGTGGGGCTCGCCTGCGGCACCGCGGGAGTTGCCACTACAACGATGCCGGTCGTGCTCCAGGGGGAGCGTGCGATCGTCGTGGCTGGCGGTGGGAACAGTGCGTCGTGTGCGTAGTTTTCTGGGTCGTCCAGCCATGCTGTGAACAGCAGGCCGGCGGTGCCGATGAATAGAAGCGTGATGCGTATCACGGTTGACCTCCCTAGTTGTAGTGGCGAGGTCATTATGCCGGCGGGGTGTTACATCATGCAAGCATTAGCCGAACAGGGCCGCCCAGGTCTTCGGGCCGACGATGCCGTCGACGTACTCGCCAGCGTCTTTTTGGAACGCTCGGACAGCTGCGTCGGTCATGCGTCCGAACTGGCCGTCGATCGGGCCGACCTTGTAGCCCTTGTCGGCGAGCTGGGCTTGGATGCGTCGAACACGGCCGCTGGCTTTGCTGCCTTTCTTTGTGCTTGCGCCTGGATACGCAGCCGGCTTGGCTGGTTTCGGTGCAGCTGCAGGCGGGCCGTTCTTTAGCCGTTCTTCGACTGATGTGTCCCAGAACCAGGTCTCGTCGTTCACCTCAAGGTGCAGGTGGTCGTTCTTGCCGCCTGGCGGACGGTTCACCCAGCCTTTGCCGGCCTGCCAGTATCGGCGCGCCCAGTAATCGTGGATGCGTTGGATGCCGAGCTGTTCGGCGTGCTGCTCGAGCCAGGGGATGATGACTTTCTCGACGTCACTGCGGCTCGGCACGTTCTCATGGTCGCCGTCTTTACGATAGGACAAGTCGAGGCCGGCACCGAAAGCGTGTGAGCTCCAGCGGGTGCCGCCTCGGATCGGGCGGCGCACGTAGCAGCCGAGGTACCAGAAGCCCCAGGTGGCCTCGGCGTACCGTCGGATCTGCTGCAGGTTCGGGCTGCAAGTTGTGAACGGTGCGCGAGGCGTGTCGCGGTGCCAGTTGTAATAGCGCATCATTTTTTGCCGATGATCGGTTGGACGTCTTTGCCGGCCCTCGCGGCGACGCCGTTACCAACTGCGTAGCCGACGATCGTGCCGAGCATGCCTGTGCCGGCTTCGTTAGCGATGCTGTCGGCGATCATGAGCACTGCGATCACGATCATGGCGACCATGGCAATCAATGCTTTCGGCGGGTTCGCTAGGTTCATTTGTTTACCTCGATACTGATGATTGCGCCGACCGCAATGGCGGCGAGGATGATGATGAGAACGATCATGTCATGCACGTATTCTGTCTGCCGATACCTCATGCCAACGGGTCGTCGTCGGCCGTCTTTTCGAGGCCGACTTGGCCGTCGATCCACGCTGACCACTCGTCGGTAGTCATCGGGCGCACCTCGTCGTCCACCTGCACCGACACGGTGCCGTCAGGGTAAAGGGCCACAAGTTCTTCGCGTGTCCACTCAGCCATTGTTGTACCCGTAAACTTTGATCGTGCCACCAGTCAGGGTGCCTGTATCTGGTATCAACGTGAACGCTGTTTGCGCTGTTGCCGATGTGTCGGTTCCACCGAACCAGCCTGCATAACCGGTGCCGAAGAATAGGCCAGATACCGCGCACCGATCGGCGCGGTTCGGTTCGTAGACCGTCATTTCGAGTGATGTGTTGGACGATACGTCGGTGGTGCCGACGCTCAAATTGCTCCCGTTGTTGACCGTGACAAATCCATTCGAGCCAGAATAATTGTAATAGCGGCGGACGCCGTAGTAACCGGTTGTGGTCGAACCGAACTGAAGATTGAGTCCGCCAGTCGCTGACGCATCTACGCCCGAAATAATGACGCGGTAGTTCTGAAATGTTGACGAGAACGCATCGGTGACGGTGACCGACGACACAGCCGAACCAATCGACTGTGACTTCACCAGCACCAGACCCGACGATGCGTTGAGGTCTGCGGCGGTCAGCACATCGCCTGAGCTGTAAGGGAACGCCATGCCGGTCAGCCTAGCCTGTTGGTGTCCAGCACACCGAGAGCCGAACTATTGAGCACCAACGACTGGAAGTCGACGGCCGGCAGTAGGTCGAGGGTGATGTTGGTGTTCGCTGGTGTGGCTTGGATGGTGCGGCCGACGATCACGCTGAGCTCTTCGATCTCGCTGCCGCCTGTTGGTGTGAACGTAATGTTCGCTGTCTGCCAGAGCGATGTTGAGGTATCAAGCAAGTAGAACGCTGTCCAGTCTGCGTCGTCGTGAGCTTTTTCGATTAGTGCTGTAGATGTAGTGAGCTGTTTGCAGACGTAACGGCTAGTGCTGCGCCTGTTCAACATGTTCTGTGCCGCATCTTCGGCCAGGGCGTCTGTCGTGTTTGTGGCGGTGCTGATTGTGAGTGACTTGATGCCGTAGGCGTTCGCTGATGTCGTGTCAACGACTTCGCTGGTGTTGCCTGTCGCTGTGGTTTCGAGTGAAACAGCGTTGATTAGTTGCTCATTGTTGAAGCCGCGCACAAGTCGCTCGAACTTGATGCCGGCGTTAGTTCCTGTGGCTTGGCTGTCGTTGAGCTCGAGTTCTTGTCGTTGTGTCTGGTACGTGCCAGATGTTGGGCGTGTCAATGTCGGGCCTAGGTCGTAATGCTCGAAACGCACAACAGTGCCAAATGGCGAGTCCTTGCGTATTCGTCCCATCCACATTGCGCACGGATAGGAAGACATCACGATCGTGCGGAGAATGTCGCCGAGTGTGCCGAATGTGCTGTTCGATGCGTCGATTGTTGCTGCAGAGTTTTCACCCATTGCTGCCTGTTCTTGAAAACGTGTGGTCGCTGAGCCTCCAAGAGTCGGCAGATAGGGCGATTTCGCTATTACGTCCTCAATAGCATCAAGTAGATCAGTGGCGAGTGTGTAGATCTCGTTTGTTGGTGTGGAACCGAGAAAGATTGTGGCGTCTTGGCAGCTGATGTTGACCACGGAGTTTGTGCCGTTGTCGTCAACGGAGAAGTCGACGATGAAACCGTTGAACACGACGGGTGCCAGGCTGTTAGTGCCGACGACGGTTGCGTAAATGTAAACGACTTCGCCGAACCAGTCAGTGTTTGCATACGTGCCGTCGCCGTTTGGTGTCAGCTCGCCGTCGCGGTTGTCAAGGGTTAGGAACGCGGTGCCAGGCGATATGTCGGAGAGCGGTGCTGCGTTACGAGCCGAGAAGCCGAGCGTGCGGTCAGTGAAGTCGACGACGCTGAACGGTGTGCCGATTTCAATGGTGTAGCTAACGCTGAGAGTCATTAGCTCCTCACAGCGGTCGTTGTGGGGATCGGAATGGTGCCTGAGGTGCGTGCGTACTGTTGCAGAGCGCGTACGACGTCTTGTCCGTCGCTACCGGCCGGCATGTTCACTGTAATCGAGCTGGTGCCGCTCGGGCCGTTTGCGCCGATCACACGGCTGCTGGATGGTGTCGGAATGGTCGAGGCCGGCAGGTAGGTGCCGCCTCCGACCATGCCGGCTGCTGCTTTGATCTCTGCGGCGGTAAGTGTCGTCAGGGCGGTGTTGGCGAGCTGGCTGAGGATGTTTACCTGCTCGAGCACTTTGTCGTACTCGCCCTGGTCAAGCAATGCGATCAGCTCAAGCTGTGTGGTGCGCGGGACGTTGTCGAGCTGTTCGATCACGTCGCCCAGGGCACGGTAGACATCTTCGTTCGCTTCTTGTGCTTGCCGGCTTTGTTCGCCGAACTCTTCGGTCTGTTCTGCGACTTTGGCGATGGCGTCACCGAAGTTTCTGACTGCTTCGGTGTTGTCGAACCTGCCGAACAGCAGATCGAACTCGTTGATGAGGTCGGTGTTCATGTCGCTCAGGAGTTTCTGTAGCGCGTGGTGCTTCTCCATCTCCTCGTTCGTGCGGGCGATAGCTGCGTCGACGTCATCTATGGTCGGGTGCAGCTCGTCCATCATTGCCTGAGCTGTTTCGTACTCAAGGTTCGCCAAGGCTGTCTCGTAGCGTGCATCAGCCATCGCGTCGCGGATCGTGTTGAGCGGCCTCTTCATCATGTCAACCGCTGCGGTTGCCACCTCTACGGACTCGGCCTGATCCTTGAAGATGTTGTTCACCTTCTCAATCTCCACAAACGGGATCTTGTTCGCGACGTCGATAAGCGTGTTGATGAAGCTGACAAACTTGTCGCCGAGCCACATGACCGCATCGCTCAGCTTGTCGAAGATGATCTTGCCGGCCTCGATCAGCTTGGTGACCACGCCGAACTTCTTCTCGAGTGCGATGAGCAGCGTGACTAGGCCGGCGATGGCGAGGATGACGATAGCGACTGGGTTGGCGGCCATGACTGCGTTGAAGACTGCGGTGGCTGCGGTGGCGATGCCTTGGGCAACTGCGTACAGCTTTAGCGCGGTGTTGTATGCGATTACGATCGCGGCGACGGTGCCGATTGCTATGCCGAGCGCGACTATTAGCTCGGTGTTGTCGCCGATAAATGTGGCGACGGACTCAAGCACTGGGATCAGTTTCTCGAGGATGGGCAGCAGCGCGTAGCCGATAGCTTCTTGGGCGTTGTCGATCTGGATCTGCATGCGCTGGAAGCGGCCGGCCGAGGTGTCGGCTGCTTCGGCTGCTGCGCCTCCGAACGTGTCAGCGAGGGCTTGGCCGATCTCCTCAAACTCTGCGCCGCTTTTGATGACAGCGGTCAGGCTCGGGTCGAGCCGTTTCAGGCTCGACGTTTCGCCCTGGTATGCCTTCGCAAGGGCTTCGCTGACTGTGTTGAGATCCTTGCCTGTGGCTGCCGATATGTCGAGCGCGATGCCGAGGAGCTCTTGGGCTTCGCTGACGTCGCGGGTGGCGCGTACTAGGTTGCCGAGCGCGGGTCGCAGCTGCGCGTCCGACGTGGCGGTGGCGAGCTCCATCGTGGCGATGTACGCCTCGTTTGCGGCGATCTGTTCTTCTGTTGCGCCGGTGACCGCGGTGATCTGGCGGGCGAGCTCGTCTTGCTGTGCAGCGTCGTCTACTGCGGCCTTGAGCGATGCGCCAGCTGCGGCGGTGAGGCCGGCGAGCGCGGCGGTGGCCGGCACTAGGGCTTTCTTCATGCCGAAGCTGACTTTTTCGCTGGTTGTTTCGAGCTTCTTGAAGTCCTCCATGGCACGCTTGATGCCTTTGGGGTTCCATTCGCTCAGGATGGGTACTTTGATCGCCATCAGCTGTTCCTATCCACTCGCGCCTGTATCGCTTCTTCCATGTCTTTTATCGCGTCCTGCACGCCGCGCTGCACTGCTGGCAGTTTGCGTTCGGCTGCTTCCCATACGATGCGGGACGAGCGGCCGTGTTCTTTGCGGAGCTTGTTGATCATGGCGCGGCCTCGAGTGCCGCCTTCGGATCCGCGGCCGGCACCATTGGCACGGCCAGCAATGTCGAAGATTGCGCCAGGGGCTGACATGTTCTGCAGTTTGAGCAGCGGGAAGATCTCTTTGTCGCGGTCGCGTCGACTCGGGCCCTTGAACGTGACTTTGATGCCTCGGCGCACCACAGCTGCGTTGTAGGGGCCGATGACACGTTTTTTTGTGCCTGTTGTCGTCCAGTTGCCCCAGAACGACAGACCAGAGTCCTGTGGGACGAGGCCGCGAGCTTCTTCGACTACTGGGCGGGCCGCCGCTTTCATCTTTGCGATGGCGGCGCGACGTAACGCGGGGTCGATCTCTTTGAGGATCTTGAGCGTCTTGATGACGTCATACGAGAACTCGTCACCGAGTGCCTCGATCGTCAGCTCGCTACCTCTTCCTCCCACGTTGTTTCCTGTTCTGCTCCTCGATCACGTCGACCACTGTCGCTAGGTCTTTCGTGTCGAAATCTATGTGAGGGGGCCACCATGACAGGTGTACCAGCAGCTCGGCTAGCTGGCGTCGTCGTGTCCCCCTGGGGTAGGGCGGTCGTCCTCGCTAATCACCTCGAGCGACACGATGCGCCTGAGGTAATCGTCGAACACGGCCGGCACCACTTTTTTCTGGGCCTTGCTGGCTTCGTATGCCAGGTATGCGAGATCTTCCATGCCGAGGCCCTTCGCCATGTCGGATGCTTTCGCCTTGTATTTGCGCTCCCAGGCGACGATGGCCCAGAGGGTCGTGGTGACGTCCTCTGGGCCGTCGCCTAGGTCTACGCGGAGTGTGAGCTGCATCGTGCGCCTTTCTGTTCAGCTCGGGTCAGGATACCGCTCGGGTCAGGGCCCCGCCGGCGATGGTGATGTCGACGGTGCTGAGAGCTCCGAAGTCGCCGTTGATCGGTGTGAATGAGGCCAAATAGCCGCCTGTCAATGTGTAGACGGGGTTGTTGGCTGCGGCGGTCGAGCTGGTCGCGCCGACGACGGTGTCGAACGTGGTGCCGATCAGACCTTGCAGGATGCCTTCGACTTCGCTCGCACCGTACGACAGGTACAGCGTGGCAGTGATCTCGTTGTTCTGCAGGCCAGCGGTGAACGTGCGGGCCGAGTCAGCGAAGCTGGTCGACTCGAGCTGCTCAATCTCGTATGAGATGCTGCAGCTCGTGCACTGGTCGGAGAGATCGTTGCTGTCGATCTCGAAATACGGTTGAGTGAGGTTGGTGACTGTAGCCATTAGGCCCTCCTTGTGGAGATGTTGATGGTCAGATCATAGGCGGGCAGTTGTTGCTCGCCGATGATCGCGGTGGATGGTTCGCCGGCCGTCACGGCCAGATCTGAGCCCATCATCGCGTCGACCTTTGTCATCAGATACTGGAGTGCGTCGTCGTTACCAGGGGGCGGTGCGAGCACTCGGACGATGATGGTGATCTCTGCGATGTTGTTGTTGAACGATGTGAAACGCGGGGCCTCGATAAATGCTGACAGTGGGCGTGCGTTGCGCGGATCCGTGACCGGCACCAGTCCGACCGCGGTAATCGCGGTTTTCACTGCGCCGATCGCGTCGACCAGCATGCCGGTGCCGGCCATTAGCCGACCGCCGGCCTGCCGCAGCCAAGCAGCTGCAGTACCTGCCCAAGTGTGCCGACTGGCTGCGGGTTGAAATCTTGAAACGAGGCGTAGCCGTCAACGCTGCCGCGTGTGCGGTATTGGATCGCGGCGTACATGATCGTTCCGAGCTTTACTGAGCCGTCGGGTGCCGTGTTGAGCGCGTCGAAGTAGCCGGCGGTGCGGCGTCTCCTCGAGCAGAACGCGTTAGCTGCCGAAACGCAGGTCGTGATGAATGAGGTGTCGTTAGCGGTTGCGCTGTCGATGCCAAGCCACTCGATCACGTCGTCGTTGTCAATCCAAGTGCACGTCGGTGTGTAGGTGAGGGTGCCGCTGTCGGTCTGCCGGTCGATGTCGTCGCCGGCATCGGCGAACAGGATCTGACTAGGCCGTTCGATCTGTGTGTTGAACAGCAGGTCGCCTTCGTCGGTGACACCAGTGAAGCTGTAGTTCTCG